CAGATCATCTTACTGAGTTTTCCAAAGATGTTCTATCAAAATTGTTAGATACGATCAACTATTATAGGAAAGATTTTGTTGAGAACAAGACTAATAAAGATGCTTGGTGGCAGATGATCCAGTTACTTCCATCATCGTATAATCAGAGACGAACTCTTACATGTAATTATGAGAACGTAGTTAATATGTTGGAGTACCGGTCTGACCACAAGTTAGATGAATGGCAAGAGTTTTGTAAAATTATGATAGATAAATTACCATATTTGAAGGAGATCATAAATGGAACTGAATCATGATAATGTAGAACATCCGGTACACTACTGCACCGGGAAATATGAGTGTATTGATGTAATGATCGAAACTCAGGGGGTAGAAGCCGTAAAGGACTTCTGCATTTGTAATGCATTCAAATATTTGTACCGACATGAAAGTAAAAATGGTCTTGAAGATGTAAAGAAAGCAAGATGGTATCTGGATAAGTTTATTGAATTAGAAGAGATGGATTAACTTTTGCATAACCTTATCTAATAATAGTACAATAGGTGAGGTTATTCCGTATGAAGATTATTCATAAAACTATATATGCAGATATATCTATTTTAGGATATTGTTCTGTGGATGATAGATCAGTTATCATGGCTGCGGTATCATCCAGGGATATCACGAAAAATATGGTTCGTGTGAAGTCTTCTAATGTTTGGGCATATAATATAAACATTAAGGACAACAAATCTAAAACTGGTGATGTTTATGTCCAATTCAAAGGGAAACGTGGAGGTCCCGGTGATATCTATGTGTATTATGACGTTCCGGTGAAAATATATCAAAAATGGCATTCAGCTACAAGTGTCGGACATTTTTTCTGGCAATATATTCGTGGGAAATATACATTTGCAAAACTGACAGGTGATAAGAGAACCAAACAGAAGGGTGGAGTTAATTCACCATAATGTAGTTTTTAATCAAGATAGATAGTGAGGAATTTATTATGAAAAAATATGTTTGTGCAACAACAGTTATGAACAACTCATATATAGGAGAACTTGCACTCAAAGCATCTGATGCTATTACGGAGTTTCAGGAGTCCTTAGTAGAAACGAAGAAGTTGTCTGATTTTCTTTCAGAAGATGAAAACAATGTTCTTGATAAGGCAATAGATATTCTTTGGGACATATATGTTACTCAGCACCCTTCCGCAATAGATATCTCTACAGATTAACACATTATGTATGCTATATAATTTAGATTTAGAAAGTGAGAAATTTACTATGAAGAGATTCCAGGCTGATATGATGAGATACTATATTGACACTAGTATTTTTGACCCTAATAATTATCGTGATTATGACCGTAATCAGCGGTTGGAAATTCGAAAAGGTCTTGAATCTGGTGTAGATGTCGGCATATATGCAAATCCTGTATATAATGGACAGCAGATGTGGCAAATCCGATTAGGTCTTGAAGCCGGATTAGATGTTAGTGTATATGCAGATCCATCATGTTATAATTATTGGCAGATGGAGCAAATCCGATTAGGTCTTAAATCTGGGGTAGATGTCGACATTTATGCGCATCAGGGATATGATGGTAGGCAAATGGAACAAATTCGAGAAGGTCTTGAATCAGGTTTAGATGTCAGCATTTATGCAGATCCTCAATACTATTACTATCAGATGCGGATGATACGATTAGGTCTTGAAGATGGATTAGATGTCAGCATTTATGCAGATCCTGCATATGATTGGGAACAGATGTGGCAAATCATGGAAGGTCTTAAATCTGGAGTAGATGTTAGTGTATATGCAGATCCTGCATATGATAGTTACCAGATGGAACAAATTCGCTTAGGTCTTGAATCCGGAGTAGATGTCAATGAATATTCCGATCCTGCATATGATGACTACCAGATGAAACAAATACGGCTAGACCTTGAATCTGAGTAGACAAAAACATGTACGAATAGCAGTAGCGAATTTATATACAAAATGTGAGGAATTTGTTATGAAAAGATATATAAAAAGTTCAAGAACCCCTGAAACCGTACATGCAATATCTGTTAGATTCGCAAGTAAGGGTGATGGATATATAAATGATAAATATAAAATAAGCCCTATTGTTAAGGATATATTAGAAACTTATGGGTGCAAGATAATTCGAGAAACATGTTATCCACGTAGTCATGCCTATGATGATACCATAGAATACAATGTTGATTTCATATCTGATCATCTAGATATAACTAGAGTGGAAGAATTAGAAAATGAAATTGATTCTGCATTGTATGATATAGGATACAATACTATTGTAGATTTTCATTGATTTAAAATTTTCTTATGATGATGTAGGGTATATTTATAGGAAAGTGACATTCCAAAGTGAAAAGATACATTCGAACAACAACTGAAAATCATGATGTATTCAAAATGACTACGGATACTTCCTATTATGATAATTTTCTGAATCCGAAGGATTTGGAGTATATGCGGAAGAATAAAAACCGGGATGGCGAAATTGTTATGATGACCCCAGATGAATATTTTGAAGGTGCTTCTGAAATCTTCAATCGTAGGCATAGCGCATCTGAATTAGTTGATCAGAGGTCTGATAAATATACTAATCAATATGTCGAAGATATGAAGAATGGTGATAAATTTCCATTGCCATATCTGAATTTTGCAGATCCAGGTCAAGAAGGACTTCACAGAATGCTTGCGGCTAAAAGGATCTTTGGTCCGGATGTAAAATATCCTGTATTAGTTGTTACTGTATATGATCAATCCATTGAAGATGAAAAACTGATGTGGAAAGAAATATCTCAGTTTGAACAGAAAGAATTTCGTAAAATTGTAGATTATCTTGAATCATATATAGAAAATAACTACCACACACCACCGGATAATTTGGAAGAAATTGCCGAACAATTTATCCAAGAAGAAGTGAACTACTATAATGATAATGCCGAAGATCCAGTAGACATCACATTTAAGTGTGAAGTAGAAAATATCACATCCGATGAACAACGATTGTGTGTATATCTTACAAGTTACAATGGTTACAAGTTTGACGATCCGGATTTTATACAGAATAGTCCTTGGTTTGATAACATGTTTGACTATGCAGAAGATACAGATGATGCAGAAGTAGATGATTATTTAGATCAATTAGAATCAAAATATTCTGATGATGAGATTGATAAAATAATGAAAATGGATTTAGATATTGATGAATTACTTGCATTATTAAAATAATGAAAAAAAATGTGCCGCCACGTTATGATTATATTTTGTAGGCGGCACATTTTTACTCTTCCAAATATTCTTCATCAAAATGCATATCAATACTTTCATGCAACCGTCTGTGTAATATCTCTTCAGCTGCCGGTAAAGATTCTCGCAATATTTCAATATCTACTTGATATATTTCAGCCATTTCCTTTAGTTTATCTTCTGTAATTTTTTCTTCTATTTCTAACATTTCTTGAACAAGTAATTCTTCAATAGAATCAAAATTATCAGTAATCATATATTCCACTGAGCTTTCATGTTTCGGTGATTCTATAAATACCATATAGTCTTCAATATCTGCTGGACGTAATGTGCAAAATATAGCTTTTAATGATGCCATTTTATCCGCAGGAAGATTTACTCTTGGATCAAATAGATCTTCATAAGTAACTTTACCCCAATGTTTTCCAACTAATTTTCCGACTTCCATACACAAAGAACGGCGAATCGAATACTTTACAGTATTCAACTCCCGCCCTATCATTTCCTGTATTCTCGGCTTAAAGAAGACACTAAAAGAGAGGTCTTGTCTATAACCCCTGTGAGTATCATCACCTTGCCAAAGGTATTGCCACCAGATTTCACAAAAATGCATACATGCAGATTGGAATCTATCTTCGTAAGATATGGATGAATTATTTACGAATGTATGAGATGCAACAAATCCGAAAAATGTATAATTCAATTCTAATACTTGATCACGAATATCTGTCCTCGCCTTTCGTGCTTCTAATTCTTGTGGTAAGGACATATATAATTCTCTAGTGCGTTGCTTTATTTGCTCGTTTTTAGTCATTACAGGTTGTGTCCCCCAAATGTAAAATTCACGCACATATGTCGTAAATACATGCGTGGTTATACAAAAATTTAACCTTATATTGACACTTTTGATTATAGCAACACTTCTGCACAAAAGTCAACAAAATAGTCAGAAAATTTCGTTAAATTCCACAAAATTACACGAAATGTTGATACAATAAAAATACCGCACACATAATATTGGATGTGTGCGGTATTATAATTTCGTAATTTAGTTAGATGCAATTATACATTTCTTTATATTTATGTCTGGATGACTTATGCATTCTCAAAATCTTTGCATCAATAACGGAATTTCCTGTTGTTCCTTTTAGAATATATGTTTCAATATCTGAATACGTGAATCCAAATCGATCTTCATCTGTCTTACCACAAAGACCATCCGAAGGTGCTTTATGTACAAGATCATATGGTAATTTAAGAACATCACCTATCCCAATAACTTCACTGACAAAACAATTTCCAAGGATAGATACATCACCAGCAGAATCCCCATACTTTGTACTGTATCCAACATAATCTTCAGAATAGTTGCAAGTATTGATAACCCTACCACCTTCAGGAAGACTTTGTGCAATTGCATAAAGCATAGCCATCCGTAATCTTGGTGGTAGATTTATCTTTGTATCTTCACTAACATCAATACCAGTCGCCATAAGTTGATGGATGAATTTCCCATAAACTTCATTAATGTTTTCTTCTATGCTTCTGATTCCAAGAAATTCTATCACACGTTTAGAATCTTCTATATCTGACTGAAACCCATTCGGCATCATTACTCCGAGAACTCGTTCTTTTCCAAGAGCTTCTACCAGTAATGCCGCTGCCAAAGTAGAATCTTTACCACCGGAAATTCCAATAACTGCTGTAGCTGTAGGTCCATTATCATCGAACCACTTCTTGATGTTCTTAACAATTATGTCTTTAAGTTTATTGTAATCTCTCATGTTGCACCTCATTCGTGATCCATACGCCACTGGATAGTTCTTTTAAGATAATCTACATATTCTGCATCTTTACACATACCCTTTCCATCCACATCGGACAATTTAGCTACGGGCATTCCTTGGCACAGAGTTGTCTTCATAACGATATTCAGAGGAGGAACACAGGTATCATTTGCAAGATATGTTCCAATACCAAATGCTACATTTGTTTTTGGATTAAAGTAGCGGAATAGTTTATCTGCACGTTCAAAATCGAGACTGTCAGAGAACAGAAGAGTCTTAGTCTTCGGATCAATGCCAAGAGATTCATAATGTTTGATGATCTTATCTCCCCAAGCATACGGGTCTCCAGAATCGTGACGTACACCAGAAAACAAAGTAGCATATGTAAGCTGGAAATCTTTAAGGAAACAATCTGTTGTGATAGTATCCGTAAGAGCAATACCATTCAGCACACCGTACTCCTTAACCCAAGCATCCAAAGCGTACCAGTTAGAATATGCTGGATTGTGCTTGTGATTTCCCTGTCCAGTACACATAATCCATTCATGTGCCATTGTACCTACAGGCTTTACACCGAATTTCTTTGCAAGGTATACATTAGAAGTTCCTACGAATTTGGATGCAGAATGCATGGTATCATTTAGGTGCGAAAACTTTTCAACAACCATTTCCTGTGCTTCTGCGGAAAGTCTACGCCGAAGTCCAAACTCAGAAAAGGTACCTGCATACCAGATAGACTTATACAACTTATCATACTTTGCATCCAACCGTTCCTTGAAACTTGCAAGAAGTTCATCATAGTTGTAAGCCATACGGAAATATACTTCATTTACAATAGCAAGCGTAGGGATTTCGTACATAGATGTATTCAGCCATGTACCTCTTGTTTCAATAGAAAGACCACATTCAGCATTTGTAGTAATTTCAAAATCTTCATATCTGGGTCTCCACAAACGAAGGAAATCAATGTAACTTCCTTTCAGCCAAGGAATACTATCCAGATATTCCAGTTCATCTTCTGTGAACTGTAACTGACAATATGCTTGAATCTGTTCCTTAATTTCTTCAACCATTTCCTGCGTGAACTTCACATCCGTATTACGACACTTAAAAGTCCATGTAGTTTTGTATGCTGGAAACTGATGATAGATTGCCTGACCCATTGAAAATTTATATAAATCTTGAGTTAATAGATTGTTGATAATTCTGTTAAATTTCATTATTTTATCCTCCTAATATAATTTAGAAAATCTTTGTCAATTTCATCTTTGTATTGATCTACATTGTTTCGTATCTTCGTTCCGGATATTGTATTTACATTTCTATCTATAAGAACGATTTTATGTTTCTGATAGATATTTCCAAGTTTTTCTTTGTAACTCGGTTCACCTGTATACCAAGTGAATTCTATATTCGGATCAAATGGATCAATATTTGCATTTTGAAATAACTCATTTCCCCATTTAACCCAATTGTCATGTGTGAATGTTCCATCCAGCTTAAGTTTCTCATCATCTACAGGCACTACCACGATATTATCATTTTGATACTTCTGTCGCATGAGTTTTAATCTTACTCTGAATGGAATGAAGTTCTTGCCCCTATCTGTGTCCTTTCCGCATACTCCAATAATGGTTTTATTATTTTCCGATAAAGATCTGTTAATTAAACTCATATGGCCTGAGTGTAGCGGAATGAAACATCCAAATACAATCCCTATTTTCATATTATATTTATATGGCAAAGTTCCATGGCTTTGAGTGCAGTTTTATGAGTTTCTTCAGTTACACATGCACAAAGGTCTTGCAGTACAAAAAGTTTTGCTTCTGGTACAAACGCTTTAGCCATAATAGCATTACTGAGTACACATATTCCAGTACAGGTACCAACAAAGTAGATTTCTGCATCTGCATAATTCCTTCTGAGTTCTTTTGCAAGTTCTATACTACCAAATGTAGGCTTATTATAATGTCTACCTGGAATATCCTTAAGAGCATCTACAATCTGCCATCCATAAGTATTTTGTATGCAATGCTGAACCGGAAGATTTTTACCTTCCTGTGTATCCATATAGTCTTTTGTATGTGTGTCACGTGTAAACATAATGTCACCATCAAAATTCTCTGCATACTTCGCAATTTTATCTACAATCTTTTCTGCAGCTTCATTTGCAAGAGTCCCAGTAACAAAATCATTCTGCATATCTACGATAATCAGTAATTTCTTCATAAAAATCACACTCCTTTATGTATTTTAATTAGATCTTCTATATTACCTTTTAAGTTGAATATGATGTAATTTTCACCATCCCAACAATTTGTAATCTGACATATTGTATCCCATCCAGATTCATGTGCATTTGGAAATTCCATTTGTTCCCAATCCTTAATAAGTTTTTCTTCCGGTACTTTCCTTTTACGATTTCTATTACCCTCAAAACACTTTTCCTTTGGAGCAGTCACCCAGACCAAATGATGGCTAAATGTCGGAAACCATTCAATAAATTGTCGTCTTTGACTAACTATAAGGGCATTAGTAGTAAGTAATACATCTTCATTATTTAATTCACTATTATGCAAATCTTTCCACAATGTCATCCATACGTCAAAGAAGTTTTCGTGGATACATTCATCTCCATTTATTTTTGCATAATATTCATCCACATCATATATTTTTATATTTGGATTTAGTTCATTTATTTTATGGCTTAATACGGTTTTACCACCACCACTAATGCCACAGATTAAATAGAAATTAGCCATATTCTAAGATTCCTTATTCATTAGTTTCATTCTTTTTAGACAGTTTGTGCCAATTCTTGATACCAATAACGGCTTCAATCAGATAGATTCCCTTTTTAGTTACGTATACAGGATCTTTTTTGATAGCGTACTGTGCTACTGCAATTACATCTGTAATGATCCACCATGCATACTGTTCTCTATACCGAAGTGCTTCAAGTATTACTGCTACAACACCAATCGCGAAGATTGCGGAATCAAGCCATTTCATAACTTCAACATTCCATCCGAACTGCGTTGCAAATTTCATCCATGTATCTCCAGCAAGGAATTGAAGTACAAAGTGTACGAATATTGTAACACCAATGATGATTGCCGTAACAAGGACATTCTGTGCTATTGTAAGTTTCTTAGATTTTGCAAGTAATTTATCCTCTTCATCTTTGTGTTTATACCAGTTCACCCAAGATATGATATTCATTGGAAAATATACGATAGCTTCAAGCCAGAATGTTGCCCATATTCCGAAGTAAGCAAGGTAGATCATAAATACAGTAGTGTTGATTACTGCAAATGGAAAATTCATTCGATTTGCTTTGGCGCAGAAGAATACGCACATGATTCCACACAAACCAGAAATGAAGTTGATGATTGCAAGCCACTGTGGTGTACCTTCCTGTGGCTGTATTGCGTAGTAGATAGAAATCCCAAGCATTATAACGCACATGAGAATTTCATACCATTTCAGACTTTTGAAAGCCTTACCGATTTTCTTAATCAGATTCGGTTCTCCCATATTAGGAAAACCATTCATTGTTCTTGTCATACCATCCATAATTTTCTCTCCTTTATTAATTTCATGGCCCTGATCATTGTGCTACTAATTGGGTATGTTTTGCGTTCTGCATCTACAATTACATGAGTTGCTTCCGGGTATGCTCTCTTAAAGTATTCCCCATACTGTGGTTCACTTGAATATACAAAATCCATTTTAGGTACATACTTTCGAACCAAAGGTGTTTCAGCATCCCAATCTTCTGTACCATCCGGATTCTTTAATTCCAGAACATCAACAATATGAAATTCTACATTATTGTATAATGAGCAAACTCTTTGTACCTGTTCAGTACGGGATTCCACACTAAGTTCTTTGTCATGGTTCGTTTTAAGAACACGAAGTTCATCATCCCCATTGATGAACATTATCACTATGACATGATCACATTGTTTTGCTGCTGTATCAATGCAATATAGATGTCCTTTGTGCATCGGTAAAAACTTACCACCATAAAATCCTACAATCAATAATACCACCACCTTTAAATTTTTCTAAATATACTATCATCAGCAGGTACAAAGTCCTTTTGCCATTCTCTATTAACTACTGTGAAATTACCATTATTTTCCGGTAGTAAATTATTAAATACATATAACAAATTACTTGTCATTTTATTGATTCGTTCATCTTTTACTATAGTATCAAATGCAACTAAATCTGCCTTTGTTTTAATAGAAACATTAACACCATCAATATAATTCATCAAATGATTGTTTTTCAAATAATCAGATAATTCCTTTGCATTAGTATATACATAAATATTTTTGATATTTTTATAATGTTTTTTGTAGTATTCAGCAATAGAAGCAGGTTCAGCATATAAAAATGGTTCTCCACCTGTTAAACAAATTGTATGTGCATTTTTAAGTTCTTCATCTGTTACATAAGGAATATCATTTAAACTATATTGTTTATTACAACAATGTTTACAATTCCTGTTACATAATGAAGTAACCATAATATGTATGACTTTTTCTGTTTTAGCTGTTTTTTCATTTAATGTATTCATAATTTAACCTTCATACTTGTATGTTTTGGTAGGTAAACCTCTTGATAGTATGGTCTTATCTAATTCAACTACTTTTTTTGTTTTAACATATTCTCTTAAAAACATCTTTCTGAAATTCGGTAGATCTAATGTAGTATTCTTGATTGAATCATAAATCCGCTTGAGTTCTGATATGGTAAATGAATTTTTATCTTTAAGTAGGTTGAACGCATCATCCTCATAATCAATACGGTTTCTAAGTCTTGTGATAGCGGTTCGGATAATTTCATTATGGTCGAATGCGAGATCATTTTCTGTGATGCTGATTGAATCATTATAGAAGATAATTCCATTTACATCATATTTAATCTTAAACAGTTGTGCATCTTCCGCATCATCACCAGCCTTTACATTTAATGATTCTTTTGGAACTAATGCTGTGTATGCTACAGAAACTACAGTAGTTCTTGGATCACGATTTGGTTCACCAAATGTATATAATTGCTTTAGGTATACATTATCGATGTTTGTTTCCTCTTTCAGTTCTCGTGCAGCGGCACCATCTAATGATTCTTTACTTACTTCTAAAAATCCACCTGGTATCGCCCAATGATTTTTATATGGGTGACATCCACGTTTTATCAGTAGAATATTTAGATCATCATCTTTATCCAGGGTGAAGATAACAATATCTGTGGTTACTGATGGTCTTTCAAATTTCGATACATCATAAGATTCAAGATATTGCTTTTCTTCTTCTGAAGTGTATTTATAATCTGTCATTTTTCTATTCTCCTTAAATTAAATAGTATCTTGTACTATTGGTAGTATAGTACAAGATACCATTATTGTCAATAGTCAATTTGAATTTTTTTGAAAATATTATTCAACTGTGTGAATTACTACATTTTTACTCTGCTTTGCACCTACAAATGTCGGCTCGATCCAATTTACTTTAAGGTCAGTTCTTCCCTTACCAACCCAATATTTAGCCCAATGTGCTGACCTGAAATGTGGAGCAGGTGACTTCCTTCTCTTCCTTTGTTTAGAGTCATCCGTATCTGAATCAGATTCTTCCGTAGTATCTTTCTTGATTTCTTCCAATTGTTTTCTAAATGATTTACCATAGACAACACCAACATCATCAATTTTAACTTCTGACCACTTGTTACGGATAGGAGCACTAGCTGCACGTGGCTTATATGTATGCTTAGTAAGATCTGATTCTGTAATCTGCGGTTCATCTATGGATAGATAACTAATCATTTGAAGCACAAACAAGTGGATTTCTGCACGTGACATTGTATATAGCTTCTTTGGAATATCATATGTAGAATTTTTATCAGAAAATACAGAATCCAAATTATATCCAGTAAATTGATTTTCACCAACGGATTTGATAGAATCTGCATTTATCTGAAGTAAATTTCGCTCATCATATTTACTTGATATGTAGAATGAGTATAATCCAAGTGTATTTGATACAAGATACATTGCAACTCTACATTCTGTATCTTTACTGTTTATATATACTAATACACCACAAATAGCACCAAATTGTGGACAGTCAGATAAATCTAAGTAAAATATATTACATGGCAGATGCTGTATCATATGTTTTGATATCTGCAAGTTGTTTGTATGAATTAGTGAATCTGCAAAATACATATCTGGCTTGAATACTTGTTTTGTAAAACTCCATTCCTCCCACAAAATAGATGTAAAGAACAAATCTCGCATCTCAGCAGATACATTAAAGTCATCTGCTTCCAATACTTTTTGCGGATATCCTGCTATCTTAAACAATGAATAACCTTCGTTAATCATCATAGACTCTATAGTGGAGAACGGAGGTTTACTAACCTTTACCAACTGATCCGGTGGATTGTATAAAAACTCCGGATTTGTGAAGAAATCCATAACCTCTTGGCGAGTTATATTTTCTACACCACTGACAAAGTTAAACAAATTCTTAAATGATTCAAATCCACCACCATATTTGTTAAATCCGTCGATTATCTGTAACGGAGGGTACGTCTGAGCCATAAAATCACATCCTTTCTATACTATGTAAAATCTCTGTAGATGTATAATTAACTCCAAGGTTGATAATATCTGACTTTGATAAAAATACAGTATGTTCATCAAAATTTACATCACTGGATACTTCAGTAAATTCATAACCAAACATCTTCTGATTATTTGCAATACCGAATTCAATTGCACAAATAGGGACTCCGGTACATGCTGATGCAGTAGATAATGTTGCATATAGCTTATCTGTTTCTTTACAATATATCCGTTTACCCTTTACTTTTCCAGATGAAATCATCCGTTTAGATTCCTCAGATCGGTTTACCCATTCTAAGTTTGATACATCATTATTATGTAGATTTCCATCTTTATGCCGTACCATCTTCTTATTTTCTGGGTTTGGTATAAATGCTTCGGCAACTAGCCGATGTATCTTATAGGTATTACTAAGTATGTATACAACGGTTCCTGTTTTTATATCCTTAGTTTCTACTGTTTCATAATGATCTACCCAATTAACTCTTACATCTCCAGAAGATGAAATTTCATAGCAACTCGGTAGTCCTTTAATGTGTTTCCATTCCATAATCATGTACTTCTCCTTATTTTGTATATTATAAATTAAAGCGAATTTGCAAAAATTTACTATCTTAGTCATTACAAGTTTGTTCGTGTTTGCTTGTGTATGTATTCTACATTTGCAGAATAAACTATGAGATTCAGTAAAATATAAATTTTTGCAAATCTATTGAATTTATATTATTGATTATAATTGATTTTGAATTTAATGTCAATAGTAAATTTGGTGAAATTTCAAAAATTCAAAATCATAGAAAATTATAAAAACATATAAAAGTAGGTACAATTTTTGTAAATTTGCAGGTTTTCCGGCTACTATATATAAATAAAATATAATATTAAACAATTAAAATCTAAATAAAATAAGTAAAATTCCGTGAAGTCTTAAAAGTTTTAAAAATCAGAATAAATACCAACTACCCTTCACTCGTTACTTACAATCCTAACCCCCTACCCCCTTCCCTTAAAATTTTGAAAATTTGTCCTTGCAATCTGTATGGTCATGTGGTATATTCATATCACAACATCGAAATGAGTGCGGCATTGAGATGTAAGCATCTGGTGGTTTCGTGAACCGCAATCACGACAATCGCACAGTTCCATTTTACGGATAACCGACAATCCTAGGTAATGGTGTCAGATGACTCCGGCTGGGAGAGAGGGTGCTTACATCTCAGTGTCGCACTTTTTCTATCTATAAATCGTTATAATCTATATCATGAAATTTTATAAGGGGGAGCAAGTTTCATGGATATTAATAGTGCCGAAAAAAGCATCAAGAAACTTCTTGCCTATGTTCAAGATCTGGCTGAATCTAAGCCTAGAATGTATCAAAAATCCCGTGACAGATTGAAGGAGTTGGCAGATACTTGCATGGAAGTTATTACCGCAATATCTGTGGTTATTCAAGATGAAGCTCTTTCTGAAGATATTACTGAATTTAATTCTACACCTACACCGAATATTACTGATGCAATTCAACATATGCAAAATCAGTTAGATCAACTGAAGACTTTTGCCGGAGTTTCGTCCCTAACAGGTAAGTCTTCAAGTACTAATGGTACATCAACGAAATCAAAGAAATCTGCGTTGCACAAATATACGGAAGTATTGCAGAATGTTTCTTCTATTGATTTCAAGTATGATTCTGTTGATAGATGTGCAAAGTTTCTGTGGCATTGGTTTGACACTCGTTTTAGCAAAACTATACACACTACTGGATTTAGATATAACATGAAAAAATTTCCCATATGGGTTCGTGATATAGTTTTACTATATGGAAAATCTATAAGGGATAATACATATCTAGATTTAGATTCATCAATGAATCATTGGGTAGATGGTCTTTTGTTAGAATCTGATCCCCCAAATCGGTATTCAATTCCTTATGATTTATATCAGTTTGAACGAGATATGTGTGCAGAGGATATGTCATTAGAAGCTGTAGTCCTTTGGGATATTTTGTTAGATAATGGTTTATCTGAACTTTGCACTACAGATAAAACTGATTTGTATTTAAATGATGATTCTGTATATAGTTTATGTAGCGAATTAAATCCAGGTGTACTTGATGACTATGAAAATTATGCAGACCATCCGGAAGTTTTGGTAGGTTTGGGATGGGAGGTGAGAAAGCATGCGTAAATCCATAGATTTTTTACAATTAACTGCAAAGCTGCCATATCCACCATCTGTTAAGGGTAAATTATCAACTGTACATGCAACTTTGATAGATCAATTTCTTTCAATATTTACAGGAAAACATACTGAAAAAGTTCAGATTGTGCATGCTATAAACTGCGTGACTTATATGTATCTGTCATCTGATTCTTTTCCTATGACCTGGGATGCATCTGATCCATTTCATACTTACCATCATGTGGATGATGATGAACTTATAGAATCCCTTGGGGAATTGTATATATCTACAAGGGATATTGACTGGTCAAATGTTAAGGAAATGACATCTGATTCTGATTCAGATATGGCAGAATCTGTTGGGAAACAACAGATGGGTGTATCGAACGTAGTTCCGATTAGTTCACATACTAATGTGCAATCAGTTCCTGTACAAAATGAATCTACATTTAGTGTGATTATCCCTACAGATAAAAGTGATTTATATATACAACCACCGGTAGTTCCAAGGTTTGACTATTCTCATCCGTGGAAATCAGGTATGATCGATGATACTGCTTATGTCATATATCCGAGTTATCCGATTATCCCTACAAAACAAAATGAAATATCTGCAACAACTGATGTTAACAAGATGTCAGATTCCGATTTACGAAGATTATATCCAAACTGTTTAATTCGTACACGTGCAGCATGTATGTATGAACCATATGGTGATCTGATTTTGGATTCAAAGTTAGGAATTATTTTACCTATTGACGGATATACAAAGGCACAGATTGTTGATAATATTATAAAGTATCCACACATCTTTAGACTGTTAAAAGATGTGGATGGTAATCTTGATAGTTTCTATTCAACTTTGGAAATTGATGGAAATCTTTACAAGATTCCAGAAGTATGGTCATCTTTGCCAGAATCTAAATATATTCCATACACAAAGGAATATGTTAAAGAATATGTTGTTCGTAGATATTTATTGGAGCGAGATATAAAGGGTGTTGACCATAGATATAAGCTATATGGTACATTAGATCCATTTTTGACACTCTTCACATCTCCAACAGATTATATAAATATGGGATATGACAATATTTTACAGATGGCTAAAAATTGTGTTATTGCCCGAGTAAATTATAAGATGTCAAGAAATCCGGTGTTAAGGAGGCTGAAAGATGCATAATTG